CAGTAACCGTTAATGGAGATTTAAAATCAAATGCATTAAAAGCGACTGATGGTGGAAGTATAATTTCACAATCAGGAACAACAATTACATTAGGTGCATCTGGAGATACAGTTACGTTAGCTAGTGGAGCAAGTCAGACGGGTTTTGGTAGAACGGGAACAGTTGATTGGCAGACAGGATCAATTAAAACAGGAAACTTTACAGCTGCAAGTGGGGAAGGATATTTTGTTAATACAACAAGTGGAGCAATTACGGTAACGCTTCCTGCCTCACCATCTGCTGGCGATATTGTAGCAGTAGCAGATTACGCTGGAACATCAGCAACCAACAATATTACAATTGATAGAAACGGATCACCTTTTGAAAGTGGAACTGAAAATGGTGGTATAACTACAAACAGACAAACAGCTACATTTGTTTATGTTGACGGCACTCAAGGTTGGCTTGTTGTAAATTCAAATGATGCATCTTTTATTTTACCTCAGTTTGTAACTGCAACAGGTGGAACAGTAACGACTTCAGGTAATTTTAAAATTCATACTTTTACAGGACCAGGAACTTTCACAGTTTCTTGTGCTGGAAATGCTGTTGGTTCAAATTCAGTAGACTATATGGTAATCGCAGGTGGTGGCGGTGGAGGTGGATCAAGAAGTCCTGGCGGTGGATCTGGTGGAGGTGGAGCTGGAGGATGGAGAGCATCTGATGGAACAGCATCTGGTTGTTATTCAGCAGGTCCATCACCTTTAGTAAATGGTGTTTCAGCGTTACCAGTTACAGCACAAGGTTATCCAATAACAGTGGGAGCTTCAGGTCCAGGAGCACCTAGTGGTTCAGCTCCAGGTGCAGGAAATGGTTCAAACTCAAGCTTTAGTACAATTACATCAGCAGGTGGTGGTTTTGGAGGTTCTCCAAATGCACCAGCTCCTAATAGAAATGGAGGTCCGGGAGGATCTGGAGGAGGTTCACCTTGGCAAAATAGATCTGAACCAAATAGAGGAATAGGAAATACACCTCCTGTATCTCCTGCTCAAGGAACTAATGGTGGATTGGGTGGAGGTAGTCCTCACTACTCAGGTGGTGGTGGAGGTGGTGCAGGAGCTGCTGGAGCAGATGCAGTACCTAATGGTGCAGCTGGAAATGGTGGGTCAAGTGTGTGTTCAAGTATTGATGGATCTCCAAAATCGTATGCTGGTGGTGGAGGTGGTGGAAGTTCAGGACCACCTGCAGGAGGATCAGGCGGTGGTGCTGGTGCAGGATCTGGTGGAAGACCTGGAAGTCCTGAGCCTGGAACTAATGCATCAGATGCAAATAGAGGATCTGGTGGCGGCGGAGGTGGTGCAGGTGGTACTTCTGGTGGAGGTAATGGAGCAGCTGGAGTAGTAGTAATAAGGTATAAATTTCAATAGTTGATTTAAAATTAAAAAACATATATAAGGAGAATATTATGGCACATTTCGCAAAACTAGGAGCAAACGGAAAAGTAATTCAAGTTTTAACTTTGAATAATTCTGATATGCTTAACGCTGATGGTGTTGAAGATGAATCAGTAGGTCAACAATATTTAGAAACTCATAATAATTGGCCTTCACAAATGTGGATTCAAACTTCTTACAATACACAAAACAATCAACATTCAGGTGGCGGAACACCTTTTAGAGGTAATTACGCAGGTATTGGTTATGAATGGGACGAGGATAATCAAATTTTTTGGCCTAAAAAACCTTATGCATCGTGGGTAAAAAATACTACAACTGCAAACTGGCAATCACCAATCGGTGATGCTCCTGCATTAACTGCAGAACAAGAAGCTCAAAATACACCTGCAGATGAAAACACACCTGCAACTCATCAATGGCATTATGTTTGGAATGAAGCCAATCAATCTTGGGACTTGACAGACGGAATGGCATAATTTTTTAAATGGGTGGTGGTGTAAAAAAGAAAGTATATTTTTTATCTGGATTTCCTAGAGCTGGAAATACAATTATTTCAGCTATTTTAAATCAAAATAAAAATATAGCTGTATCTGGACATTCTAATTTAGTCGATTGCTTCTTCAATCTAGAGACTATAAAAAATACATACACCTACAACAATTTTAAAAACGAAAAATCAATTGAGAATATTAAAAAAGAATTAGTTCTTAATTTTTATAACGATTGGAAACAACCATATATTATAGATAGAGGTGAATGGGGAACTCCTTTTAATTACAATATTATGGAAAAGTATTGTCCTAATGAATTTAAATTAATATTTCTTCTGAGAAACCCAATAGATGTCATAAAATCATATGTTAAATTATGTAGAGATTACCCTGATTTTTATATAAATCAGGAATATAATAAATTAGATAAAACCACTATAATAAGAAGTGAGGAAGAAGAGAAGATTGAATTAATAACAAAAAAAGGAGATTTTTTTGATTGGTCTTTATACACCTATAAAAATTTACAAAATAAAAAAAATGTATTGTTTATAAAATATGAAGATTTTGTAAGCAATCCCAGTAAGATAATAAACAAAATATACACATTCTTAAACATACCAAAATACAAACACTCTTTCGATATAAAAAACCAGTTTTCTATTAATAATATTAAATACGATGATTCTATAATAGGAGCGGATATGCATAAATTACATTTAGGAAAAGTAAAAAACTTTGGTTATCCAGAAATAAAATTACCTAAATATATAGTTGAAAAATATAAAGGAGTATTGTATGAGTATTAATGGTATGCAAAAGAAAGTATTAACAGAACAAGCTTTATATTATGGTGATGTTGCTATGCCTAAAGGTTTTGAGATAGACCGAGATAAATTATCAGGCGACATTTTACAATCATCTTTTACTAATAGAGAATTTCCATTTTCAAGAACTTGGGATATGTTGAATACATATATTCGAGATCATATTGGTCTTGAGTATGGTATCAGTCTTGTTAATAAAAATTCTTGGGGCGATATTTACAAACCAAATCAAACAACAAAACCATTGTTAGATGTAGATCCAGTTGATCTTAGAAACTCACCAGACTTTACATTATTATATGGTGTTAAAGTTGATAAGTGTTGGGTTCGAATACATTATGAAGATAACAGAAGAAAAGGTAGAAGCTGGGATATACCTTTGACTAATAATCAATTTATTATGTTCCCATCTACTAATATGTATTACATTACGAATGAACAGAAAGACAGTTTGAATTTTATTCAAACCATAACTTATGAATATATATAAAAATTTTATAGATAAAAATAAAGCTGATGAAATAGAAAATTATTTTTTAAGTGGAGATTTTCCTTGGTACTATTCAGAAAACACAACTACAAAAATAAATAAATCTTATATGTTTCATTCTTTTTATCAAGACAATCATGTTAATTCAAAAGATTTTGATTTAATTAAACCTATTGTGGATAAATTAAAAATTAAAAATATTTTAAATATTAGAGCTAATTTATGTTTAAGAAGACCTATGAAATGCAAATGGCATTGTGATGAATTTACAATAAATTTAAAACACAAAACAGCTATATATTATGTAAATACTAACAATGGAGCCACAGAATTTAAAAACAAAAAAGTTAAATCTGTAAAAAATACAATGGTTGTTTTTGATGCAGATGAAAGGCATCGAGCTATATTACAAACAAACACAGAAGCGAGAATGGTGATAAATTTTAATTATGAATATATCTAATTATTATTGGTATTTTAAATCAGCATTAACACCTAAATTTTGTGATGAAGTAATACAGTATGCTAATGCACAAAAAGAAGAGATGGCAAGAACAGGTGGATATGGTGACAGAAAATTAAACAAACAAGAAGTATTAGACTTAAAAAGAAAAAGAAACTCTGATTTAGTATGGCTTAATGATACTTGGATATATAAAGAATTACATCCATATGTACATGATGCAAATAGAAATGCTGGTTGGAACTTTGATTGGGAAAGATCTGAGTCTTGTCAGTTTACAAAATATAAACTGAATCAGTACTATGATTGGCATTGTGATGGTTGGGATAAACCATATCAACGAGACGATGTTAATCATCCAGAGCATGGAAGAATTCGAAAACTATCTATGACTTGTCAGTTAACAGATGGTTCAGAATATAGTGGTGGAGAACTAGAATTTGATTTTAGAAACTATGATCCACATATGCGAGATGAATCGAAGCATAAAATACAATGTAAAGAGATATTACCAAAAGGTTCTATCATTGTATTTCCTTCATTTGTGTGGCATAGAGTTAAACCAGTAACATCAGGCACAAGATATAGTCTTGTTGTCTGGCATTTAGGAAAGCCGTTTAGATA